GTTTGCAACTACAGTTTTGGCTTCATGCTGGTTCAAACTTTACTAGTGGTACATTAAACTCAACGTCATGGGCTAGTAACACAGACGCCAATCGTGCTGTTGGTATAGGCAGTTTTTTTAGTAGTACAAGCAACGATTTTTACATCACAGGCGTCCAGCTAGAAGAAACAAGTGTCACGGACTTCGAGCATCGAACCTTTGGGGATGAGCTTCAGGCTTGCAAAAGATATTTTGAACACAAAACGTTCAATACTTTTATTGGTATTGGTTACGCAAATATTGGAGCTAACGCACACGTTATTTTTCCATATCTTGAAAAAAGAGCTGCTCCGACTGTTACTTTACCAACAGCGGGTCAGGGTAGTAACGAAATATCTTTTTTAAAATCTAATGGCTCCTATCCTTCAACAACAGGTAGTAATACTGTTTTTAACGCAACTAAAAATCAAGCTAGAATACAAGGCGGATCTTACTCAGGTTTAACTGTCGAAGGGCCAAGTGCTTTATTTGTAAATGGAGAGGCCAGTGTTACAATAGATGCGGAGTTATAAATGATAGTTACATCAGCAAAATACACACCTGATTTTATGGGTCAACCTTCTAATACTGTGGTGGCTACAATAGATGGGCAAGAAATGTATGTGCCAAAAGACCCAAACAACCGCCACTACGCAGCCATACTTGAATGGTCAAAAGAAGATTCTAACGAGATACAGGAAGCTGAATGACTGCATTAAACCCATATGTTGAGCGTGACCCAAATGCAGTAGGAGCGAATGTTGTATTTGCAGGCAAGCGCTATTGGTTGGCAGGATATTGCGAAGGTGACGGCATTTGGAGTGATGACGCACAAGATCAAGGCACATGGGCTAATGACAGTGCTGGAACAGGTACATGGGTGGATGATGGTGCAGCGTCAGGAACGTGGACGGATGCTTAGAAAAATGGTACGTTGGGTTTAAGAAAAGGAATTTAATATGTCTACGACAACAAATTACGGATTAACTAAGCCTACGGTTGGTGGAAGTGATAGTACTTGGGGAAATACGCTCAATAGTAATTTTGATTTACTTGACACGACTATAGCAAACACGGCTATGCCAGTAGGCGGTATTATCATGTGGTCGGGCGCGGTATCTGCTATTCCGACAGGTTGGGCATTATGTAACGGTTCAAACGGCACACCTAATCTTACAGGTAAGTTTATCGTCATGGCTGACGCTGATAGCGGTGGAACTTATAATGTAAATAATACTGGCGGTGCAAATGATGTTTCACTGACCACAAGTCAAATGCCTGCCCACTCTCACTCTGGCTCAACAGCAAGCGCAGGAAGTCACTCGCACACTGCGTCAACTAATTCGGCAGGGGCGCACACTCATACTACCAACATATCATTTTCACCAGATGTTGATTATTTTGGAAACAACGTATCTATTCTTAATAATGGTCAAAATGGTACAAACTCAGTAGCTGGTCAAAGTACAAACTTTACTTCAAGTTCCTCAGGTTCACACTCTCACACAGTTAGTGTAAGCTCAGACGGAGCGCACACTCACACTGTCAGCGTTACAAATACTGGCGGTGGAGGCGCACACGAAAACAGACCACCTTACTATGCTTTGGCGTATATAATGAAATTGGCTTAATATGACTTTAGTACCTTTAGACATACCATCTGGGTTTTACAGAATAGGCACAGACTATGAACAATCTGGCAGATGGCGTGAAGGTAGTTTAGTCAGATGGTTAGACGGTTCATTACGTCCTATTGGTGGCTGGCAAAACAGAAAAGAAGATTTTGCTTTACAGCCAATTAGAGGTATGCACGCTTGGGAAGCGCTGAACACTAGCACTTGGTTAGCAGGCGGTTCACATAATGCATTGGTTGCTATGACAGGTGGCGGCTTGTGCTACGATATTACACCTCAAAACTTAGCAACTGGACGTAAAGATGCGGCTGTATCTGCTGGGTATGGTAAAGGCTCTTACGGTGTTGGCTTCTGGGGTACACCAAGACAACAACTTGCAAATGCCATTCCAGAGCCAGCTACGTTTTGGAGTTTAGATAATTTTGGCGAACTTATGGTAGGTTGCCATTATGATGATGGTAGGCTTTTAGAGTGGGGATTGGGTGTTTCAAGCGGCTCTGAGCTTATAACTAATAACAGTTTTTCGGCAGGCACAGATTGGACGCTAGGAACTGGTTGGGCTATAAGTGGTGGTGAGGCCAAGTGGACAGGCACAACGGCTGCTAATTTACAGCAAGCTATAACTGGTTTAACTAACGGTGCTAAATATCATTTCACAATAAATGTAACTGACCCTGATGCTGATAGTGATGCGTCAACAATACCATCACTAAAAGTTAAAGTTTTAGGCACAACGACTACGACAGTTTTACTTGATAAAACCTTACCTATTGGCAATAGTTTCTATAGGTTTGACACAGACGATACTGGCATTACAATACAAATTTATCCTGCTACAAATGCGGAGCAAAATGTTAATATAACTGAAACATCTTTAAAATTAGCTACCGTTGCTACGCCTATAACTAGCGCACCATTATCTAATTTAGGATTAATTGTAACAGAAGAACGGTTTATTTTTGCATTAGGTTCTGGTGGTAACAGCCGTAAAATATCTTGGTGTGACAGAGAGGATAGAAATGCATGGACGCCTGCGGCAACAAACGAGGCAGGCGACATAGAGTTACAAACTTCTGGTCAAATTATGCAAGCTATTAGAACTAGAGGCCAAACACTTATTTTAACTGATACGGATGCTCACACAGCACGTTACCAAGGGCCACCCTATGTTTATGGCTTTGAGCGTGTTGGTACATCATGCGGAACTGTTACGATGCGTGGTGCGGTAGATACTGATAGGGGCGTGTTCTTTATTGGTCAGGAAAATTTCTTTTTGTTTAATGGTAACACAGTACAAACTATAAAGTGCGATGTGCATGATTATATATTTGGCGACATTAACACTTCTCAGCAAACTAAAATATGGGCAATGGGCATACCGCAATATGGTGAAGTTTGGTGGTTTTATCCCTCTAGTGATAGTATAGAAATAAATCGCTATGTTGCTTATGATTACAACGAAAATCATTGGATGATTGGTGAGTTATCAAGAACATCTGGCGCGGCTAGGGGCGTGTTCAGATACCCATTTATGGCAGATTATGACGGCACGCACGCTAATATAAAAGAACACGAAGTTGGTTATAACGTGGATAGCGGTGCTATTTTTGCAGAAACAGGGCCAATATCGGCTGGCACTGGTGAAAACATTATGTACGTTACGTCAATTATTCCTGACGAAGTTACGCAAGGTGACGTAAGTATGACCTTTAAAACAAGGTATCATCCTAACGATACGGAAACATCACATGGTCCATTTACGCCTGCCAATCCTACAGATGCTAGGTTTAGTGGTAGGCAAGTACGCATGAAGGTAACAGGTGTTAAGCCTGCTGATTGGCGTGTAGGTATAATGAGGCTTGAAGCTACAATAGGGGGTACACGTTAATGCCTGCTCCTATTCTGCCTGTTATAAGTGAGGATTTATCGCAATGGGGCAGACAGCTAAGTAATTATTTACAACGTAATTTAGGTAAATTATATTTTAAATCGGCAGATGATAACCCATCAGAAAATGGCGTTATTCTTTGGGATCAAACTAAAAAATATGCAGTTGTGTCTAGCGATAATGCTTTTAGACAGATCGCAACTAAACAACCCACGCCTAGTGCAAATACTGGTAGCGTAGGAGATGTAACTGGAATGATAGCATGGGATACAAATTACATTTATATTTGTGTTGCCGATTATGATGGAAGTAGCGTAATTTGGAAGAGGGTAGCATTAGCTACATGGTAAATGCCTAAAGATACTCAAGTTAATGAATTAGAAAGATGCCGCCCTTGGATAGAGGCGGCTTTGGAATATAGTGGTGGTACTCATAGCTTTGAGGATGTGGCAAAAGGTATACTTGATGGAAGTATGCAGTTGTGGCCTAGCCCAAGGGGGTGCATTGTTACAGAAATTGTGATATATCCTAGGAAAAAGGCGCTAAACGTGTTTTTAGGCGGTGGTGAGCTAGATCAGTTGTTAGATATGCACAATGATGTTACAGATTGGGCAAAGAGCTATGGGTGTGAGGCTTTGACGATTACAGGTCGTTTTGGATGGAAGAAACCTTTGAAGGCGCATGGTTGGAAACCATTGCACGCTTCATTTCAAAAGGAGATATAAAATGAGTGGCGGTAAAGGCGGTAGCAGTAGCCAATCAGTATCAATACCAGCATATATTGAAAATGCTGCACAATCTAATTTAGGTCTTGCTGATAAGATATCCAACATAGGATATACGCCTTATTATGGGCCTGATTTGGCTGCGTTTACACCAATGCAGGACGCAGCGTTTCAAAACACACAAAATGCAGCCACAGCCTTTGGGATGGAAAGTGGCGCTGGTCAATATATGCCTGAAGCAACAGAGTTTGCTGGTGGGGTTAGAGGGTATTCTTCTGCGCCAACTTATGAGCAATCTGTAGAAAATTTAGCTCAACTTAGACCAGCGCAAAGCCAATACATGGATACATTTTTTATGAATCCACAAACTGGCGAAGCAGGCAGTAATGCTGCTCCTATGGGTAACGCAGAAAGCTTTACGCCAAGACCTTATACAAATAATTCACCTATAGGAGTGCAACCTGTAACAAGAGACACAATGGCAAGGGGCAAGTAATATGGCAGGCGCAGCAAACCCAGCAATGACAGCAAATCCATACAGCCAAGCGTCTATGGCGCAAATGGGCGCTATGGGAAGAACAGCGCAAGGTTTAAATCAAACCGCAGCTTCTGGAATGGCAAATTACCAAAATCCATTTGAGAACCAAGTTGTGCAGCAAACACTTAGGGATGTGGGCAGTCAGGCACTAAATGCACAAAATATGCTAGGCTCACAAGCAACTGCGGCAAATGCGTTTGGCGGCTCTAGGCATGGCATCGCGGAAGCTGAAATGGCAAAAAACTATACTCAGCAAATGTTTGATCAAGCAAACAGAATGAGGCAGCAAGGTTTTAACACTGCACTGGGCGCATCTCAAGCAGACCTAAGTAGGCAATTAGGCGCGGCTGGGCAGTTATCAGGAATGGGCGCACAATCTTTTAATTATGGTCAGTCCATAGGTAATGAGCAAATGAAACAAGGCATGATGCAGCAGCAAGCTATGCAAGCTTTAATAGATGCATCTAAAAATCAATATAATCAATATACTAACGCTCCAATGAATAAGCTTAGTTTACCACTTGCTGCATTAGGGGCAGCCCCAGTTCCTGAAACTAAAACGACAGATAGAAAGTTAGGAATAATGGATTATTTAACGGCTGGCGCTCAGATATATGCTGGCCTGCCAATGTAATGAGGTTTTAAATGTTACCAAAAGTTTTTAATCTTCAACAAGATGATGATCGTGATTTTAGACCTGTAGCATCCGCACTTGCTAAAGGCTTCAACACTCTCAGAACTTTTCCAGATCAGCAATTAAATGCTGATTTGCAAAACGTCATGCAGCAGCAAACTGCAAGAAAAGGCAGAAATAAAACTGTAGAGCTTTTGAAAAGTTACGGCACACCCGACATGGATAGATTGGCGTCAATGGTTCAGACAGGTGGTTTGGGCGCAAAAGACGCTTACAGTTTGATGTTTAATATGCAAGCGGAGCAAAGAGCTTCTGATCGTGCAAGAACAGCGGCTGATCTAAAGTATAGTAGAGATGTAAAGCTTGCAGAGCTTAGGTCTGGCGGCACAGGTACTACTAGATATAAAAATGCTATTGCCGCAGGACTTGTTCCCAAAACTACTGAGTTTGAAAGATTTATGCTTACAGGCAAGATTGATAACAGCTTTGAGGCTGAGTATCGAAAAACACTCACTAAGCCGCCTGCTGGGCAAGATTATGAGTTTGTATATGACGAAATGGGTCAGTTTCAAAATGTAAAACTTGTTAATATTGAGGGTGGTAAGCAGGAACTTACGGTAGGCAAGGAAGATCAAGCAAGATTTGAAAAATTTACCAATGAATCAAGGTCTGGAAGAATAGTTCTAGAAAATCTTGATAGAGCAATTGAATTAGCTAAAAGCCCACTCTCTACAGG